GTACACCGACGAGGACAACCTGCTGACGCTGATCGCCTACTATCTGGAACACGCCGACGAGCGGGAGCGCATCGCCAAGTCGGGGCGGCGGCGGGTGCTACGGGACATGACCTTTGAGAAGAGCGCGGCCCGCATGATCGAGGATTGCCGGGCGGTGCGCGGTGGTTAGGCTGAACATCGGTTCAGGACCACATCGGCGGCCAGGGTATGTATCTGTAGACGCCTACGAGGTGACGGCAGATGTGCGCGCCGACGCCGCCGACTTGCCCTATGAGGGCAACTCGGTGGAGGCCATCATGAGCTGGCATATGATAGAGCACCTGGCGCCCAAACACTTCGCGGCGGCCCTCAAGGAGTGGCGACGAGTGCTGATACCAGGGGGGCGATTGGAGATACGTTGCCCCAACATCGAGTGCTACTTGCGCCTATGGTTGGCGGGCGACGATGGCCTGCGCTTTGGCGAGGGGCTGCATTGGTTGGCGGGCAGCCCGGACAAGGGGGACGGGCACCTGAATCGCAACTTCTTTACGCCAGGGCACTTGAGGCGCGCCGTAGAGGGGGCGGGGTTTATCGTGGAACGCTGCACAACGCACCCCACACGTAGCGGGCACCTGGCCGATGGCGATTGCCTATGCATCGCCCACAAGCCGGAGGAAACATGACACAACTCTTCAGGCCGCGCATCACGGAGAAGGCCATCGCCGCCGTCGGCGATGTGCTGCGTTCGGGCTGGATCGGCCTCGGCCCAAAGACGGCGGAGTTTGAGGCCGCCTTCGCCGATATGGTGGGGGCCAAGTATGCCGTGGCAGTCAACTCGGCGACGGCGGGGCTGCACCTGGCGATGGTGCTGGCGGGCGTTGGGCCGGGAGACGAGGTGATCACCACGCCCCTCACCTTCGTGTCCACGAATCACGTCATCCTCTATCAGGGGGCCACGCCCGTATTCGCCGATGTGAACCCCGAGACGGCGAACATCGATCCCGACAGCGTGAGGGGCCTAATCGGCGACCGGACGCGGGCCATCATCTGCGTCCACTACGGCGGCTATCCCTGCGAACTCGATGCGCTGTACGACATCGCCGCGCAACACCGCCTGACGCTCATTGAGGACGCGGCCCACGCCTGCGGTTCCATCTATCGCCTGCGGCCCATCGGCTGCTGGGGCCTGGCCGTGTTCAGCTTCCATGCGGTGAAGAACCTGCCCGTGGGCGATGGCGGCATGATAACCGTGCAGAATGAGGCTGACTACAGGCGCCTGAAGCGGCTGCGCTGGCTGGGGATTGATAAGGACACATACAGCCGCACGGTGAATGACGTGGGCAAGTACGCTTGGGAATACGATGTGCCCGAGGTGGGCTACAAGTATCATATGAACGACATCGCCGCGGCCATCGGGCTGGCAATGATGGCCCAGTTGCCCGTGGACAATGGGCGGCGGCGGGCCATTGCCCGCATGTATGACGCGGGCCTGCGCCATGCCGACATCATCCGCAAGCCGCCGCTGTCGGACGGCGAGACGATCAGCGCGCAACACCTGTACGCCATTCAGGTGCGGCGGCGCGACGCCCTCATTGCCCATCTCAAGGCGCGGGACATTGCGCCGGGGGTGCACTACATGCCGAACAACTGGTTTCCGATGTATCGTGGCTGTCGGGGGCCGACGCCTCAGGCCGACGCCCTGGGCCATACCCTGCTGTCATTGCCGATGCACGTGTTGCTGACGGACGATGAGGTGCAAGGCATCATCGAGGCCATCAATGCGGGCTGGTGAGTTGCAGTTGGTGCCCTTGGGCGAGGAACACCTGGAATTCATGCGCGTCACTCGGCGGGCCGTGGGCAACTATCTGTTCTCGCCGGACGGGGCCATCACGCAGACGATGCAGCGGGCCTGGTATCGCCGTTACCTGGCGGCGGGCGATCATCGCGTATGGGTAGCCATGCATCGCGGCGGGCCAGTGGGCTACATGCAGTTGACGCACATCGACAGTCACAATCACAGCGCCGAGGCGGGGTTCGTCGTGGCCCCGGCCCACCAGGGGCAGGGCTACGGGCGGGCCATGGTGCAGGAATTGCTGCGCATGGAACACGGCCTGCATCGCATCGAGGTGCGTGCCTTTGCCTGGAACACGCGGGCCATCAAGCTGTACGCCAATTGCGGGTTCATCCACGAGGGGGTACTGCGAGAGGCGATATGGAAGAACGGCCAATATCACGACGTGGTGGTGATGGCCTGGTTGGACAAAAGGGGCGACAGACCGGAAGAAGTGTAGACATTCCTATCCAAGAAGGAGCACCATGGCAGTAGAGCCAGACGAGGAAATGCGTAGTGCGGCGCGGCATGTATTCGGCACCATAATGGAACTGAACGCGGCGATGGCGAGGGCGGCGGCCCTTGGCCTGCACGTTGACATGGAGGCGACGCCGATGGTTTCTCCGTCTGGCGCACGGTTTCAGAAATATGAATGCACCCTGATAAAGGAAATCGTCATTCGCAACGCCTAGAAGGAACTGTGCACGACTGAGAGGGCGCATACCGTGCGTTGCGTGTTCAATGCCGTGTAGGAACTCAACATGCTGTTGCATCAAGCGATAGATGAGGGGCTGGAGGTTAGGATTAGCGTTGTACCAACGTGGGATGCCGAAAGCGAGGGTTGCCGTATCGTCTGTAACGTCAAGCAGCCCATCACCGACGCTGACATCCCATAGGAGGTCGCCATGGCCGCCATCAACAGGGAATCCTTGCACTGGTACTTGAGGTTGCTGCGCAACACACGCGGCTGATGGGCGATCACGGGACGGCCCCGTTGGCTGCGCGGGTTGCGCTTTGTGCTGACGATCCTGTGATGACAGCACCCGCCGATCATCACACATCGCCAATGAGGTGGGCATGGACGACGACATTAGCACCCTGATCCGCCAAGAGATAGCCAAGCAGGAGATCGCCCGCCAGGCGGCGGACGACGTGCCGCTGCGCAAGCTGTACAACGTGTTGCGCGCCGCCGCCGCAGCGATTGAGGAACTCATGGGCAGTCCGGCGCAGGACAGGAAGGACGGCATCATCGCCGTGTCCGTCTCCTGTCCCCATTGCGGGGCGACGGTTAGGGTTATTCGCACGCCAACCGAGGCGGGACAGCGCATTGTGGGCACGTGTGCCGCCTGTGGGCGGCGGGTGGAGTATCATTGAGGTGGACGCCCTGGTCACCGCCTTCCTTGACGCCAACCCACAGTTTACCCCCAAGACGCGGGCCATCTATTACTTTACCCTAAAGATGTGCATCAGGGCGATGGGCGTTACCGACTGGCGCAAGGTGGCGGCGCCGCAGTTGGACAGCCTCATTACCTACTTGGCCGTGCATGGCTACAGTCCTCACAGCCGCCGCCGCGCCTACGTCGTGCTGCGCTCCTTCGCCCGCTACCTGCATGGGCGCGGGATCGACTTGCCGGTGGAACGACTGCCACGCCGAAATTTCAATAAACAGTCATTAGGCCCCCTCTCGCCACAAGAACTCGGTCGTCTACTGGCGCAACCGGCGCAACGCAATACCCCGCAGGAGAAGCGCGATGCCATCGTGTTGTGCCTGCTATGGGCCACAGGGATGACATCCCGCGAGATGTGCGCCCTATCACTGGGTGACTATGATGGCGCGGCCCTCGCCATCAAGGGGCGGATCATGCCCATCTACCCCTACGCCCGCACCCTGCTTGATGATTACCTGCGCACCGCCCGTCCGGCACTGTGCCATGATGCCGCTGGGGGGGCACTCATCGTCAGCAATCGTGGGGCGGCAATCAGTATGCAGGAGATTCAATACATCGTTCGACAGGCCGGGCGCGCGGCGGGCATTGATAGCCCCGTCAACCCGCACCGCATTCGCCTCACGTTTGCCTGGTACCTGCTCCAACAGGGGGTGAACGGCACCGAAATCAGCGCCCTCATCGGGCTGGCGGTCGGGCGCCTCCCGCAGCGCTATCGATGGGGACGCAAGAGGCGCCGTCGCGCTTGACAGCGAGACCGAACAGTGCTATAACTCTAGTGTAAGTGAGTGAACACTGTCTCGGGCCTAACCGGCGGGGACAACAGCCCTCGCGCTGCGGGTGTACGCCCTCACCCGCCGAATGGCTAACAAGCGCATAGCACGCCCGATACCCAACGGACGTTGGGCAAGGGAATAGTGTAGAACCGCCTTCGGGGCCGACGCACATCGCGTCGGCCCTTTTCTATTTGTCGCGGAGATGGCGTGAGCACTTACAACCCGTGGATGCCGCAACCGAGGAACCCGATTTCCAGGATGGCCTACAAGGTGGCGCGCTGGCTGGACGGCTCCCCCGCCTATCAGCCGCCCAAGGAGCCCTCGGAAACCTCCGTGACGGGCGTCGGCCCCGAGGCGTTCGAGACGGTGTGGGATGCCAACACCGAGTTGTCGCGGGATCGCATCCAAATCTACCGCGAGATGCGCGACATTGATACGATGATGCCTGAGGGGGCACGGGCACTGGACATCCTGGCGGACAACGCGGTCAACGCGCCTGGTGGGCGCTTTCGTTCCTTCACCCTGCGTTTCGATGATGGCCCCACGCGCGTGCCCAAGGCGATACAGGCCATCATCAATAACCTGGTGGAGCGGACGCTATTGCAGGAGAAGGCATACCCCTTTGCCCGCGCGATGCTGAAGTACGGCGACTGCTTCGTGCAGGTGGTGACGGGCGACGGGCCGCGCATTGAGCGGCTATGGGATATGCCGCCAGAGACGATGTTCCGCAACGAGGACGCACAGGGCCTGCTGCTGCGCGGCAGCAAAGAGGGCGAGTGGGCCTTTGAGCAGCGCGACCCATCGACGAACAAGTTCATTGCCGGGTTCTACCCCTGGCAGATACAGCATCTCCGTTGGAATCGCAGCGGCGAGTCGAAGTATGGGCGGCCGGCACTGTTGTCAGCGCGCTATCCATTCAAGAAGTTGGGGGCCATGGAGGAGGCGCTGGTTATCAACTGGCTTACTCGCGCCTTCGCCCGGCTGCTATTCCAACTCGACGTGACGGGCAAAAGCCCCGTCGAGGCGCGGCGCTACATCGAGGCGTTTACCAAGTCATTCCAGAAGCGGGCCATCTCCACGGACACCAAGGGAATCGAACGGCTGACGGTGGCTAAGGACTTGATCGTAGCCACATCATACATCCAGACGGGGGACGGTGCGTGGCAACCGGCGCTGAACAAGGTGGACGTGGTGGACACATCCAATACCGGCTTCTGGAACATCGCCCCTCTGGAATACTGGCGGGACAAGTTTGTCATGTCCACCGGCGTACCGAGGGCGCACCTTTCACTTGAGAAGGACTTGAACGGGAAGGCCACCCTGCAATGGGAGGACGCCCGTTTCGCCCGTCAGGTGCGGCGCGTGCAGATGGTGATGAGTGAGTTCATCCAGCACGTCATTTCATTGGAGTTGATTCTACAGGACGTGGACCCCCGCAAGGTGACATGTACCGTTGAATGGCCCAGTCCGAGTACGACAGACGAGACAGACGACGCCCTGAACAAGTTGAATCTCGCCAAGGCTGCCGACCTGCTGCGCAAGAATGGCATCTTCAATAACGACTGGATTCGGCAGACATTGTTCAAAGTCTCGCCCTCCGTCTCGGCCCAGCAAGAGGTTCTGGCAAAGCCCGTGGAGGTGCCGAGAGGTGGCGACAACGACGACGAATAGCGCCCATCCGGTTGACAGTATTTCGGGAAACACCCTCAAGAACATAGGTACCATTGTGACCATCCTCGCGCTGCTGGCGAGTATGGCCCTCGGGTATGGCCGTTTGCAGCAGCGCCTCGATGACGCCTGTGCGCGGCTGGAAAAGGTGGAGGCCAAGGTAGAGGCGTTTCAGCTATCGGACACGGAAACCAAGGTACAGCTGTCGCGCATCGAGACGGATTTGGCCTACATCCGGGCGTGGATCGAGAAGCAGGACAGGTTGGACTAAGGGCCATGCCATTCCAGAAGGGCACCGTGCCGCCCCGCCTCAAGGGCAAGGGGATTCCGCAGAAGTACATTGACATTTTCATTGCCGCCTTCAATAGCGCCCTGAAGCAGTACGGCGGCGATGAGGGCAAGGCATATCGCGTCGCCTACGCGGCGATGAACAAGGCCCTGCGCAGGGACGGCTACAGGAAGGTGAATGGCAAGTGGAAGAAGGAGTCAACAGCTATGGGCGATAAGATGCTACTCATCGAGGCCCATCGGCCTCAAATCGAGTCGGTACAGGAAGAGGACGGCAAGCTATTCTTCGAGGGCACCGCCCTGGTGGATAACGTGCTATCGCACAATGGCTACTTCTACAGCGCCGAGTTCAATGACTTGTGCATGGAGAACACGAACCTGTGGATGGCCGAGGGCAACCCGGTGACGATGTACACGCGCCACTCCAAGGCCACCGGAGACTTTCTCGGCGGGGGCGAGGGCATCCCCGTCGGCTGTGTTGCCGAACCCCTGTACCGCGAGGGGAACACCATTCGCTACAAGGCGATGATTGCGCCCACGTCTGAGGGTCGTGACATGCAAACGCTCATTCGGGAGGGGATCGTCAAGCCCACATCGATTCGCACCTACACCTATTCGGCCAAGCCGGCGAGTATTGAGGGTGAGGACGTGATGTGGCTTACCGATGGGCGCATTGAGGGCATCGACTTTTGTGAACGGCCCGGCATCGAGGGTGCCGGGGTAAAACGCATCTTCGAGGAGGCCCCGCCCTACGCGGAGCCGCAGGGTAAGGAGGCTGACATGGATTGGGAAAGCGTGACCTTGGAGGACTTGAAGGCGCATTGCGCTGGCCTGCTTTATCAGTTTACCACTGAGCAAATCGGCCCGCTTCTGGCGGAGCGCGATGCGGCCAAGGCACAGGTGGAGGCCCTACAGGCTGAGGCGCCGCCCGACACGGGGGCCTTGGAGGCTGAGGTGGCCCGCCTGACGCGGGAGTTGGCCGTCGCCCAGGCGGCGCATGGCGACACCTCCCGCCTGGTGGCGGCCAGGCTGCGCGAGGAGAACGTGCCCGAGGCCGCCCTGGCGGAGAGGGCGGCGGAATTGCGCAATGACATACTCAACGACGCCGTCACGGAGACGGGCGGCGGCAAGGGGATGAAAAAGACGACTGAAGACCATGACGACGAGGACCCGCCCGACGGCGGGGCGCTGGAAGAGGCCGCCATCGAGACGGACGAACTCATGGATGAGGATGTCAAAGAACTACTGCGTGTCTCGGTGCGCTGAATGCCAAGGAGGCAACTACCATGACAGAGGTAATCGTGAACGGCGAGAAGCCCAAGGCGAATCCGAAGCTGCTGCGCGAGGCCATCGAGCAGCTGAGGGACGGTGACTACAAGACGTATGCCGAGTATCAGCGCGACTGGATGGAGTCGGCCATCAAGCGTTGGGCCTGGTATCTCGGGGAGGGGGAGTACGACGGCAAGAAGCTCACCCCTATCCCCACGCGGTTGTGGCCGATGATGGCCGTGCTGTTCGAGAACCAGATGGCCGTTAGCCCGCGCCGCCGGGGCAGGAGCTATGAGGACGCCCTCTTTGAGGCCACCACCCGTGGGGACGTAGCCTGGCCCGCGCGCATCTCTCTGCCCATCGTGCGCGACGTGTTTCCGCTGCTATTCATGAATCGCATCTCCGGCCTTCAGCCGATGCCGCCGCAATCGGGCGGCACGATGAAGATTTTCTACTGGAGCATCTACCGCGAGGACGTATCGCCAAGCACGAACGTCACCACGCCAGACTCGGACTATGCCGTGAGTTCCGAGGGCGCCGTGCCCAAGCGGCTGAAGAGCACACTCACTGAGGACAGCGTAACGGCGGTGAAGAAGATGCTGGCGGCCACCTGGACGCAGGATGTCGAGGAGGACATCGCCGGGGTGCATGGCATTGACTTGCCCCGCGAGTTGATGGACGCCTGTGCGCAGGAAATCCTCCGTGAGATCGAAGAGGATGTGCTGAATCGCATCTACGCGGGGGCCACGGCTGGCACGGCTACATGGAGTTGGACGAAGCCAGAGAGTTACGCCGGTGTATCGCATACCGAGTACTACCAGACGCTGTATCACGCCATCCTCGACGCGAACAAGCTGATTCGTGACGAGCGACACCGGGAGATTCAGTACATGGTATGCGGCACCAACGTGGTGACATACCTGCAAAAGTCCAACTACTTCCGCACCAGCCCCGACAACTCGTCTGAGGGGCCAATCCAGTCTGGCGTACTGTCTGAGGGGAAGCTGGGCAAGTGGGACGTGTACTCGACGACTTACCTCGACGAGGACGCGGCCTTCGTGTCCTACTATCCGGTGGGGATGTTGCACGCGGGGCATATCTGGTGCCCGTACATCCCACTGACGCCCATGCAGCGCGTGTATGCGGCAATGAACGCCTACGACGACGACGAGAACCAGCCTGGCGGACTGGTGAACAACGACTCCTGGACGCAGAACGTGCGCACTCGCAACGGCGACAAGCTGGTGCAGGGCAAGATGTTCGCCAAGGTGAACATCCAGGAAGCGGCCGTCGAGTAAGTGGGTTCCTTGGGGGGGCACTAAGGAATGGAAATCCGCAATGTGACGGGAGAAAACCAGGTGTTGGGGGGCAGACGACTGCCCCCTGACACCTGGCTGAAGGTGCCCGAGCAGGTATCACTGGGCACGGCGATGGCCGCCTGGAACATGCGCATTGTGGACGTGCGCGTGGCGCCCGACGATGCCGGTGCCTGGTGGCAGGAACCGGACGGCACGCACATCTTGTGGCAGTCCCTGCTGGGCTTTGGTGACGGTTATGGCACGGCGGCGGAGAATCACATCTGGGCGCTGCGCGAGGCGGGGGTGAGGGTGCACGTCCGTTCATGCCACACGGATGCGGACTTGCCCATATCGCCTCGGCTGCGGCCCCTGTTGGAGGAGCCGTTGCCCGCGCCGCTGCGCGTGGGGGTCTGCATGGCAACGCCACCATTCTTTCCCACGCTGCCCACGGCATATCGCATCGGCTTCACCATGTATGAGGCGGACGACCCGCTGCACGTGCACCCCGAGTGGCGGCACGGCGTGGAGCACGCCGACATGCTGGTGGTGCCCTCGGACTACTGCCGGGAGGTGTTCGGCGGCTTCTTCAAGCGCGACATCCGCGTTGCGCCCCTCATCATCGATTCCACCTACTGTGTCTCCCGTCAACGGGAGGTGAAGGACGGTTTTACGTTCGTCAGTTACGGCACGCTATCGGGCCGCAAGGCGCCGTTGGAGACGATAGATGCCTTCCGCAAGGCGTTCCCGAAGGAGAAGTATCCCTGGGTGCGATTGGAGTTCAAGACGCGCTTCGGGGTATTCGGCTGGGGGCCGGGGCAGTTGCCGGCGAACCCTGAACCAGAACGCATCGTGATTCACGACACGGGGCGGCCCGGAAGGCCAGACTGGACGCCCGAGAAGATACGCGACTGGCTGCTGCGGGCGGACGCGATGCTGTTTCTCTCCAAGGGCGAGGGCTTTGGGATGCCGCCGAGGGAGGCGATGGCGACGGGCTTGCCGGTGATCCTCACCAATCACACCGGGTTGGCCGACATCGCCGACGCCCGCTACAACTGGCCGGTGGGCTGGAAGGAGGAGCGCAACTGCCCCCTCGGGGGCACGTGGCGGCCCGCCATCATGGACGAAGCCATCGACGCCATGCGCTGGGTGGTGGAACATCGTGAGGAAGCATACGCCAAGGGGAAGGCGGGGGCGGACTGGTTCATCGCTAACCACGGCGCGGCGGCGGCGGCCCAGCACTTCATCGACATCCTGGACGATGTGGAGCCGATGGAGGCGGGGGCCAGCCGGGCCAAGGGGGAGAGGGCCACGCTGCTGACGATTCGCGCCCACGCCCCATTCTTCGAGGCAGTCCGGGCGCACGTACCGCTGGGCACGCCGATCCTCGATGTGGGCGTGGGGGCGGGGATCGCCACCATTGGCCTGACTCGCCTGGGATACGAGGTGTACGGCATTGTTGAGCCGGGGCGACGCGAGGAGGTCGAGGCCATCCTGAAGCGGGCCAAGGTACCCGTGCGCTTGCGTGAGGTGCCGCTGCGCGACTTGTGTCCTGCGGCGCTGGATGGATGGCCCAAAATGGGGGCCTGTGTCAGCGTGGCCGTCATGCAGGATAGAAGCTACGTTGAGTTGGACTTGTTGGTGCGGAACATGGTGAACGTGGCACCAACATGGTTTGCCGTGCCGAGTTGCCACTACCCAGCGCTGTACTCGGATGGGGCGAAGCAGTGGCGCACGCTGGAATGGTTGGACAGGCTGGGCAAGTTTGAGCGCACGGCGACCTACTATGGCAAGGGAAACCGCTACGTGCTAGTACAGGTAACGGGGGAAAGCCGGGCGGCGCAGAAGCGATACGGCGTCATCCTGGACGCCGTGTGGCGTCCGGGGCGGGCGGCGCTGGCGGCGGAAGGGAAGGGCTAAGTGGAACTCAGCGCCATCCGACAGGCGGTACGCGACAACTACACCCTGGAAACGGTATCGACGACGGTGCTGGACAGGCGCATTGCGGCGGCGGTGCGTGAATATTCGCGCTACAACCCGCGGCCCATCGACGCCACCTTCACCACGATAGCCGATCAGGCGGCGTACACGCTGGATGTAGAGAATCCGGTGCTGGGGGTGGCGGCAGTGCTATGGTTCCCATCGGGCGAAGTGTACAACGAACTGAAGGCATCCAGTGAGATATTGTACCTGCTGAAGCAGCCCGGCCACTACCTGCTGACATCACATCGGGTGATCGACGACATCAATGAGTCGGCGCACATCGCGGCGCTGAACGGCGATTGGGAGTGGCGTGAGGGCACGAAGGAGATCATTCTGAACCCCACGCCAGTGCAGTCAGGGGACACCGTCACGGTAGTGTACTGGACGGGGCACGCGCTGAATGAAGAAGAGGATGGCTATGATACCATTCCCGACGAGGATGTGGACATCATCAGGGACTTGACGGTGGCCGAATTGCTGACGAAGGCGCAGATCGAGGCGGCGGCGACGCCAGACTATCGGGAGGGGGCTGAGGGGGTCACCAGTCACTTCATGGGCACGAACCTCGGCCAGGCGATAGACAGGCTACGGGGCAGACTCATTGGCAAGTATGGCGGCTCGGCCATCGTCGTCGGGCCGTAAGGAGGGTTCATCATGGCGGGTTCATTCAGCGATTACTTGGAACTCGAACTGCTCGATCACGTGTTTGGCGGCGCGGACTATACCCGTCCGGCGACGCTCTACGTGGGTCTCTACACCGCCGCGCCGACGGACGCGGGCGGCGGCACGGAGGTATCGGGCGGCAGCTATGCACGCGTCGCGGTGACGAACAATGACACGAACTGGCCCGCCGCCGCCGCTGGGGCCAAGGCCAACGGCACGGCGATTACCTTTCCCACGGCGACGGGCGACTGGGGCACGGTGGTGGCCTTCGGCATCTTTGACGCGGATGAGGCGGGCAACCTGCTGGCCTGGGCCGATCTCACCGTGAGCAAGGCCATTGGCTCGGGCGACACGGCGAGCTTCGCCATCGGGGCGCTGGACATAACCCTTGATTGATAGGGGTACGATATGGCACTCAACTCACAACTCAGCACAACCGCCGTGAACGCTGCGGCAGATGCCGTTGTCGATTTGCTTGATGGCGGCTATCTGCGCATCTACAACGGCACGCAGCCCCCTGATGCGAATACTGCCGTGAGTGATCAAACGCTCTTGGCAGAATTGCGCTTTGGCACACCCGCATTTGGTGATGCCTCGGGGGGTGAGGCGGAAGCGAACGCCATCACCGCAGAGGATTCAGCCCTAGATGATGGTACGGCGACATGGTTTCGGGCGCTACAATCAGATGGTAGCACTATCGTCTTCGATGGGTCTGTGGACACGGCCAACGCCAACCTCATTCTAGACAATGTAGAGATTCTTACTGGCATGGCTGTGGACGTAACTGCCCTGACCTATACGCAGCCACAGGGGGCATAAACATGGCCTTCATACCAGAGTTTGCCTGCGGGTGGGAGATGGGCTATGTCCCCAAGCGCCCCGGAAAGTTCGTGGTTGATAGTGCCAACGTGAACTGCGTTACTGGGGGACATACGGGTACATACTGTCTGGAACTGAATAACTTCTTCCGGTCACCCTACTTCTACGTGATCCGCGACACGCCATCAGCACAGGTAGATGTCGCCGTATGGGCACGGCACATCTTCGATGATGGCGACGCGCGTATTCATGTGTTGGTCGATGGCAGCACGCGGGTTGAGCTCCGCTACAACGCCGGTAGGCATTGGGACGCCTACGTGAGTGGGAGTCCTGTCGCTACGGGTGGGGTGATCTTGGTCAATAACACCTGGCAACACATCCAGCTTCGCGTCACAATCGCCGCAGAGGGCTCAGTTCAGACGCGCATTAATGGCATGGCGGATATTGACTATAGCGGAAACACGGGTGCAGGGAGCATTAACCAGGTAGGAATGATGATCAACTCAACTGGGCCAGAAGCCAGCTCCCTTTACTGCGACGATTTTGTCTTTGGTGAGGGCGGGTGGCCGGGAGATTTGCGCATCGATCCACTCATCATCAACGCGGACACGGCAACCAAGGAATGGACGCCATCAACGGGTAGCGACAACTATGCTGTGGTGGATGAGCGGCCAGCCTCCACCTCGGACTATGTAAGTACCACCGCTGATGCACGAGATCTTTATGAATTGGCCGCCTGGGATGATGACGGTGGGAGCAAAACTCCCATTGGCCTTACAGTATGGGCATATGCCCTGAAGATGGATGCCAGCTTCGATGACAAGCTCCGCCTCCTGCAATCGGACGGTGCGAATGAGGCGCAGTCGGGCTACCTGTCGTTCCTTACTCCGGCCGACTGCCATTTTTTCTTTCGCGTGACAGACCCTGCTGGTGGCAGTTGGAGCAAGGCTGACCTCGATGACCTCAAGATAGGCATTGAGGCAGACATGGCGTAACTCCATGGCACAAGAAGCTCGCGTTGCCCAAGTCGTTGCTGAAGTATTGCGTTCGCAACAACCAGAAGCTCGCGTTGCCCAAGTCGTCGCCGAGGTACTCTGGCAGCAGACAACGCGCAGTGGTACAGCAACGGTAACGGCAGGAACGGCAAGCATCGCTGGTGCGGGAACGGTAACAAGCGGCGAGGACATCCCTCTAGAGGGGGCCATCAGCGTCAGCAGCGGGGCAAGCGGTGCAGTTGCCAGGGCAATACCGCTGGCGGCCCCAGTAAATGCTCCCAGCAGCATCACGGGAACCCTATCGCGGGCCATGCCCCTCACTGGTGCCGTGGGGGCGATGGCGGCCACATCTGGCGGGCTGGGCCGGCAGGTGGAAATTGCTGGCCTCATTGTGGCGGCCTCCATCATGGCGGGCGCACCATCTGAGACCGCGGCGCTGCTGGCCGTGAGTGTGGGCACGATGAGCATCAATGCCACCGCCCGCGTTGTCCACTCACTTGCCGCCACGAGTGTGAGCAGTAGTGCCACACAAGGCATATTCACTCTCATGATGCCTCTCACAGGGGCGGTGGGGGCAGCGTGTGGTGTCGGTGCGGCGGCATCCGCTGTTATCAGCCTTGCAGCCCTCGGTGCGGGGGCCGGCGATATGTCTGGCGTCCTCAGCTGCGCCATCCCGTTGACGGGAGAAAGCGCAGGGGGCACCGCCGTGGTGGGTGCCATGGGCCGTACCCTCCCGCTAGCCGGGTTGGCCGCAGGACAGGGAACGGCCAGCGGGACGCTCTGCGTACCCCTCGTGCTTGCTGCGCTGGCGGCAGCGGGCAGTGCGGCGTGGGGGGACATCTGGCGGCATCGGCCTATCGCTGGGGCAATAGCGGGCGACAGCGGTACGGGGGCTGGCCTATCCTCCGCGCCAGGGCTGGTGGCGCGGGCCACCACCGAGTCGGACCTCAACGGCAACGTTGGCATGGCGTATGCCCTCACGGGCATGGCAGCTGCGGAAGTGGATGCCACAGTCTTTCTCGGCATCCTGCGGCAATTGGCCGGGACGAACAGGGGCGCGGCAACGGTGCTTGCCGCCCTCATCATGATTCCCTATATGCTGAACCCCCTAACGGCGGAAGTGGACGCCTCAGCCAGCACGATAGAGGCCGCCGCCAGCATCGGCGTCATCGTGGATGAGGACAGTAGTGAAGTGAGACTTGACACCACGGGTTCACAGGTGGGCCTCTGATGGCAACATACTACCTGACGCAGAATGATGCCGGGGTGGTGATGACGACGACGTTGCAGAACGCCGACGGCACCGCCATCGACCTGACGGACGCCACCGTGTACTTCCACTGCGGCGCGGAGGGCGACCCCGATAACGCCATCGTCGATGCCCTGGCGACGGTGGTGGATGCTGAGAACGGGCGCGTGCGCTACACCTGGACGGCGGCGGATACGGCGGAGGCGGGGACGTACCAGGCGGAGTTCGAGTTGCAGTGGGGTGGCGGCGCGGTGATTCGCACCGTGCCCTCCCGTTCGGGGGCCTTCAAGGTGGTGATTCGTCCCGAGGTGGCCTGATGGCACAGTACGAGGCGCGGCAACGCAACCTGCAACGCTGGATCGACATCGATCCCTGGACGGTCACCTTCTATCAGAAGGGGCGCACGCCGGATGATGCCGAGACGACGTTCACTGTCACGGGCCGCGTCTCTCCGGCAATGACGCGCGACGACCAGACGGCCCCTGGCGGCGCGATGCGCGGCGAAAATCTCGTGGCGCGCTATGTGTCCGTCCTGGTGGTGCCCGCCGACACGCAGACGATTACCAGGGGAATGCGCGTCACGGCGACGCATGAGGACTCGGGCCTGACGAACGAGTATACCGTGTTACAGGCCCGCCAGTCGCCGCACAAGTGGGAGGTGTATCTCGATGAACGCCAGTAATCTCGGCCAGTATGATCCCATGGTGCGCGTCGCCGCCTCCGGCTTCCGTTGCGCGGTCTGTGGCCATAGCAAGCCCATCGTCGGCTGGATGGCCGAGGGAGAGGGCGCCATCACCGTGCGCCTGCAATGTCCATCATGCGGCAACCACCATGACTGGCGATTGCAGCTTCACATCCCTGAGGCGCTGAGGAACTAGCCATGACACTCGCCATCACAGACGCCGCCTCTGCCCTGCAACAGTGGCTTACCACCGATGATAGTGCCGCCACACTACGCGCCGCCATTCAGGGGGGGGCAACGAACATTCTTGAGGCGGGGGACATGACGGTGGACATCCTGGCCGAGGCGCAGGCGGCGCGGCGCGCGGCGGGGGCTGAGGATACCGTGATTCTCGCCCTATCTATCCAGGACGCGGGCGAGGAAGGGGACGGGGATGAATCAACGCAACACGTCATCTTGCGGCTGTTCGACAGGGATAGGGGTTATCGCAACCTGCGTATGGCGCGCGATTTGCTGCGCACCACGCTGACATATGACTTCGCGCTTCCGGCGGTAACGGCCGGCGGCGAGAAACTCGCCCTGCTTCACTGGCGCTTCGTAGGGCGCACGGGCTACCGGCCCCTACCAGAATACGCAGCGGACTTTGAGGCTATCACTTACTCGGTACTCGTGATCCACGAGGACGAGGACTAGCAAGGAGAACAATCATGGCTATCAATGAGAAGAGCACAGGCATTGGCCTGCGATTTGTGCAGGTAGGGCTGCGCGACTCGGACGGCTTGATGGCGATTCCCGCGGGCACCGCCGTCGGCACGGCCTACGCGGGCCAGCGCGCCCTCAAGGCGCGCGCCCTCACCATCACCCCTGCCGAACCGCAACGCATCTCTGCCTCGGGCGACGACGGGGTCTACTACACCTTCCAGGAAGCCCCTGATGATGTGCCCTCGGGCGAGTTGCGTACGCAAATCAGCGACATCGCCCTGATCACGCTTATGACCTCTACCAAGGACTTTGGTTCAGGGAACATGAGGGCCGTCGTCATCGGTTCCGACAAGGTGGGGCAGGAGGAACCGTTGATCGTATGGGGTTCGCGCAAGGCCACCGACACCGATACTGGCTACAGTCACTACGGCAACACCATCTGGGAGACATACTTCCTGCTGAACGTCATCGCCTCCGCCCGGCCCTCGGCGATGGAACGCAGCACGGTGGGCGAGTTCGTGTGGAGTGTTGCCGCCAACAACTCGTCCGTGGACCCGTATGGCCGCACCTTCAGCGAGGCCATCCACGGCTGCACCGAGGCCCCATTCGTCATCTTCCACACGCGCTATCCCTTCTGGATGGACTACTTTGAGGGCGATGGCGCTGAGGACGAGTTCACGCTGACGAAGACGACCAGCGTGATCTACGACGAGCTGACGACGAGCCCCATCCGCTGCTTCGTGGATGGGGTGGACACGGCAGTGACGGTGAATGCGTCGGGGGTGGCGACGTTCGCCGCGCCGCCCGCTGACGGGGCGAAGATCGCCATCCAGTATGAGTACATCCTGTAGAAGCGACGGGTAGGGGGGGCACATGAAACTCTTGACGGCAGAAACGCGATACGTTGATCCCAACTGGGATGTAACTATCGAGACGCGGCAGGCCACCGCCCTCGACGATATGCGCCGTTCCATACTCATCGGCCACGAACAGGGCAAGATGGGCATTGGCAAGGAGGCCAATAGCCCAGACTACCTGGAACATGTGGCCCGCTGGAACACGATGATCGTCTGGGCGGGCTGCCGCGTCACCCTGGAACGGGTGACACACAACGATCCCGAGAAGCCCAATCGCATCACGGAGGGCATGACGCTAGAGGAATTCAACACCTATCCCGCCGCATTGGTGCAGCTGTGGGAGGCCGATGTCATGCGCCTCAATCCGCAGTGGATGCCCGATGCGCTGGGGGGGGAGATAGGGCCAGTCGAGCAGAAGAACGCATCACCCGCGAACTGATTGACTGGCTTCTGCAAGACGAGACGGACATTCGGGATGAACACTGGCTGCTGAACGACGCCGAGTATGCGTTGGAAATCTTCAAGCTGATGGAGGCGAACAAGGACGGCTGGACGGGGGCCTGGCGTTGGGTGGAGACGTTGGGCGTGCCCATGGTGGACGTGCCCGCCGCCCTGCTTGAGGACTTGTTGAAGTTGCGCCATGTGTACCCCGACATCAAGCAGATGGTGGAGCACCCGGTGAGGATTGGGAGGCGCGGTGATACGCCTGATCGTGACGGCTGACGAGGAATCGCAGGCCCACATGCGACGGGTGCTGGACTATTGGGGCCAGCTGGCGGACATCGTGGCTGACGAGATATGGGACATGGCGCTTGGCGCCTTCACTGCGCGCGTCGGGCGCATCTTTGCCATGGAGGGGGACCCTGCCTGGCCGCCCCTCAGCGCGACAACGATTCGGGAGCGGGCCATGGTGGGCTATGGCCCCGATCCCATCCTAGAACGTGGTGGGGCGCTTAGGCAGTCTCTCACCGTGCCCAACCTCGGCGCACAGATGTATGTGGACGAACACGTCTGGTTTCGCGGTGGCGCCGGGCGCTACTTTGAGACACATCGCACGGGAAACCAGATGGAACGGGCGGGTGGGGCCGGGAACTACAGCTTTCGCTTTGCCACCCTCGATGATCGCTTCCGCTGGTTGAGTGAGGGGGGCGAGGAGATGCCGGGGCGCGACATGGTACCGGTGGGGGGGCAACGGCAAGAAGTGGGCCAGGAAGCGGAGCGGCACATCATCGCCAAGATGAAGAGTTGGGCCAACCCTGATGGCTGATTACACGACAACCTACGTCTTTCGGCTTGACATCGAGGGTGGCAGGGCCGTCGAGAAGGCGCGAGAAATCCGCCAGCAACTCGATAGGGCGCTGGCGGGGGCCAGCCGCGAGATAACCCTTGAGGCCCTGGGCAAATCTGTAGACGCCCTCACCACATCCGTGCAGCGCCTCATGGCCCCCTTGGGCGGTTTTGCCAAGACGACGCAGCAGTCCTCGGCGGCTGCCCGCGCGCTGGCCGGGGACATCGGGGAACTGGCCCGCCAGTTTGCCAATCTCTCGGCCAGCGCCAGCGGCGCGCAACAGGCCATGCGCGGCGGCGCGGTCGGTAGCACGGCATGGTGGGCACCGGTAAGCGAGTCGCAGGCAAACGCCGAACTGCGCGCCCTCTACCAGCGCGTTGAGGGCCAGAAGCAGATTGGGCGTCAGCTTTATGATGCCCAACTTCAGCAGCGCGTGTATGCCGAGGCCCAGGAGCGCCTAGCCGCCGAATCCCGTCAACGGGAGATATGGCAGTTAGAGGAACAGCGTCGTCAGGCGCAGAACTACACGCGCTACATGGGGATGGAGACGGCGCGTCAAGAATACCTCCTGGAACGCGAACAGCTGACCATGGCGAAGCTAGAGCGGCCCATGCCGTTGCACCCCATCCGGGAAGCGGCCATGGCGGGGATGGTGGAGCGTTCGCGCGAAATCTGGCCCATCCGCAGCCTGGGCTATGGGGCGCAGAACATTGGCCGCACGATGCTGATTCACGGCGCAGCCCAGGCGGCAGCCATCGCCATCATGACGAAGAAGTACCTGGAACTCGACTACGCCGCCACGCGCGCCGGGCAGGCCATGGAGATGCAGACGCAACTTCAGCCCATGCTGCGCCAGGAGATCATGGACACCAGCGTCGCCGTGGGCCGCTTCGACACCTCACAGGTGGCCGAGGGCCTGCGCTTGTGGGCCGCCGGTATCGGCGCGGTGGTGGAGGACGCGGGCGACTTGGACAAGCTGATGGGTGATACCCTGCAAATCCAGAAGCTTGCCGCCCTGAACAACGTGGACTTTGCGGGCACCGTCGATACCGTCGGTGGAATCATGCATGAGTACGGCATGACGACGGCGGACGTAACGCACATCACCGAAACCCTCAACTATGTAGCCGCCAAGTCATTCGCCAACGTGAACGACTTGGGCGAGGCTTTCAGGATGGTAGGCCCCATCGCCCACAGCATGGGCATCACCTTCGACGAGACGGCGGCGGCCCTGGCCCTACTCTCAGACGCCAACATCAAGGGCACGATGGCCGGTAGGGCCTTCCGGCAGATGCTTATTCAGATGCAGAAGCCGTCAGCGCAGTACAACCAGGTGATGAACAAGTCTCTGGGGCTAACGCGCAGCACGGGCGACGCCTGGCGCAAGATTGTCATGCCCGAGGGCAAGTTCATGGGCCTGCCCGAGTATATCGACCTGCTGGCGGCGCGCACTGAGAACCTGACGCAAGCGGAACGCGCCCAGCGGCTTGCCGCCCTCTCCACGGCGAACGAGTTGCCGACACTGACGACGCTGGTGCTGAACCAGATTGAGGCCCGCAAGCAAGGGGTGAACGTCCTCAGCGCCTACACCAAGGTGATGGAAGGGGTGGTGGACGCGGAGACGATCACCTTCCAGCGCATGATGGAGGATTGGACGGGCGTTCCCTTCTCCCTCGAATCCGCCCACGCGCGCATGACGGGGATGTGGGAGGAGTATGAGAAGTCGGATAGCTATCGCGCCGACAGGCTGAAGCGGCGCTGGGAGAACGCCTTCATTGAGATGGGCGAGGTGCTTACCAACGCCCTGCTGCCCAACCTGGAATCCCTCATGGGGCTGGTAGAGGGCCTGGCGGAGTTTCTCGATCAGCACCCATTTCTCGCCAAGATGATGATTGGCCTGGTGGGCTTTGAACTCGTCGTGGGCCGCCTGCTGGCCTCTCTGGGCAGCCTCTCCATACTCTACACGACGGCCAGCATTGCCGGCGCGGGCCGTGAGGCGGCGATGAGGGCGGCGGGGGCTGGGGCGGCTGGGGCGGCTGGGGCGACGGGCATTTCGGGCGTCATCACCTCCCTGGGTGGAGTGACGGCGATTGCGGCGGCGCTTGCCCCTATCGCGGCCATCATTGCCGCCTCACTGATTTACGACAAGAACGTGGTGGAGCCGCAGCGTGAGGCGCTGGAACGGCGCATGAGTCTATTCCCTGAAGCGCAACAACAGGAGTTCAACCGCCTCTTTGCCATGGCCCGCCTGGGGGACGCGCCCGCATATTTCGCCCGCAACCGCGAGGGGCGCGAACTGATTGCCAAGGCCCTTGGAGTGGACTTTGACGCCATCACGCCAAGTTTCCAACTCGCTGGCGAAAACCTTGTGCGGGTGATGGAGTACATCGCCCATGAGTTGTACATGGCCTCCCTCGCATTCACCCCCGCCCAGCGCGCCGCTTTTCAGGAAGAGTTGGAATATGAACGCGCCACGCAGAAGGGTTTTCTGCCGCTGAAGCGCCCCCCGCGCGTGCCACCCTATGAACCAGGGCTGGGCCTCGGCCTCGATGAGTCCCAAACCGAGATTGCGCAAACCTACTATGACTACACCCAGAAGGCCGAGGAAATCGAGGCCGACTTTATCACCCGCCGCCAGCAGATGGTGGACTCGTACAATGACTGGCGCCTGCAAGCCGAACAGGATTTGGTGCGCCAACTCACCCAGGCCAATGAGGACTATGCCCGCGAGGGCGCGCGGCGACTGGAAGACTACAACCGCCAGGTTGCCAAGGTGAATGAGGAGGCCAATCGCCAGGAGGCGGAACAGGAAAGGCGGCACCTCGACAACCTGCGCAAGGCCCAGCGGGATCATCGGGATCGGCTGATTGACCTGCTGGAAGAGGGGGATGTGCGCGGCATCGTCAAGGAGATGCGCCGCTACCGTCGCCAGCGGGAGGACCTCGGCGAGGACTTGGCCCAGCAACGCGCCCGGCGGGCCGATGATCGCGCCCGCCGCCTTCAGGAGATGGACGAGCAGTTTCGCCTAGAGAATGCCCGCCGGGAGGAGGACTTCAATCTGCAACAGCAGCGCGCTGAGGAGGCGTTCGCCCTAGAACAGCAGCGCCGCAAGCAAGCCATCGAGGATCAGATTGTCGAACTGTCCGCCGAGAAGCAGCGCGCCCTGGACGACATGGATGATACCTTGGTGCAGGCGCTGTCGAAGCTGATGCGCTTCGCCACTCAGGTAGAGATGCAGGTATTGCCCATGATGTACCAGACGGCCGTCAAGGCCATGGCGCCGTTCATGGCTATTGCGGACTTTCTACAGAAGATGGCCGAGATTCAGGCCCAGGTGCAGGCCCTGCCCGGCCCGGCGCGCGGCATGGCCGAGAGTTTTCTAACTGGCTGGAATCTCAGCCAGTTCATGCAAGGCATCGCCATGCCCAGGGCCTCGGGTGGATATGTCGATACGGGACTGTACGCCGTGGGCGAACGGGGGCGTGAGTTCGTCGTTAGTGCCCCGACGACGCGGCTATTGGAGTCCAAGTACGGCCAACTGTCGCAGGACACCTTCACCCGCCTGGCCGGGGACTCCTTCTCGTACGCACCATACATCGACTTGCGCGGGGCGACGGGCGTGGACTTGCCGACGATTCGCCGGGCGTGGAAGCAGGACATGGATGAGGCCTTTGAACGGCAGGCGGCGCGTCGCCGCACGCCCATGTATCACTAAGGGGGGCCGATGGCGAAGTATGACTACGAGATTGGCGCCGTGGGCGATGGCGTGGCCGGGATGGTGAACGTCGAGGAGTTGACGGCTTCCTGTGTCTGTGTGCCGCCACGGGGCAAGGCGGTCGAACGATTCAGCGTCTATCGCACCGCCGCCGATGGCACGGTGTACGGCGACGGCTACCCGAAGACGGAATGGGTATTCGACGTGATGGAACAGGCGCAACTCGATGCGCTGCTGGAATTTGTGGGCACGGCGCAATCGGCGCGGGTACTCATTCGCACCACGGATGACGATGGCGTCTTCACGCCATACGAGGCCGTCATGCATCGGCCCGCGCCGCGAGACACGATGACGCCGCGATACAGCGGACGATGGGGGCCAGTGACGATCCGATTCACGATGCTTGAGGAACAGGACGAACCCGAGGAGTAGGCGGCCTCGGGCACACCCACGAAAGGCGGCATCATGTCCGTGCATCGCGTGGTGGCGATTGCCGACTTGCACGTTGGTTCGACGGTTTCTCTCTGGCCGGAGGGGGCAGCGCTTCCTGATGGCGGGGCCTGGCAACTCTCCCGCCCGCAACGGATGCTGGCCCGCCATTGGGACACGATGTTAGAAGAGTTGCTGGCCTACGAACACATTGACGCCATCGTGACGGTGGGCGACTTGGTGGACGGCTGCAACCCGCGGGCGGGACTCATCACCGACAGGATGGACTATCAGAGGGCGGCGGCGGTGGAGTTGCTGGCCCCGTTGAGAGAACTGGCGGCGCGCTTCTACGTCGTGCGCGGCAGTGAATGGCACACCGGCAAGGGGGACGAGTACGTCAGCGCCATCGCTGAGGAGTTGGGGGCCACGCCCATCCCGTCAACGGGAGAAGTCACCTGGCCGGAGTTGTTCTACGACATGGGCGGGCTGGTGGTGCATTTCGCCCATCACATCGGGGCCACGTTGAACCCGATGTATGAGGCCACGGCAGCGCTGCGCGACTTGATGACGTTGCGCCTGGAGCTGCTGAACAAGTACGGCCTACTGGCCCCTGACGTATGGGCCACCGTGCGCGCACATCGCCATCGCACCATTGCCATATGCAAGGACGGACGATGGAGCATCGTGTTGGCGGGCTGGAAGCTGAAGGATAACTACGCCTACAGGGTTGCCGTAAACACCCTGCCCGAGATTGCCTATGCAGTGCTGGAATCGGATGGAGACACGCTTACCGTGCGCACGCGCGCCTTTCCCTTGTCACTGCCGCACGTCGAACGCCCGGAGGGGTGATGAAGGAACCCTACAGCCTTGAGGAACTGCTGGCCGACCTGAATGCCGAGGAGGCGCAACCAGATCCGGGGGAGGACTATCGTACTCCGGAGCAATGGGGGCGTCATTGGGGCGTCTCGGTAGACACGGCGCGGCGCATCATCGCCACGGCCCTGAAGAACGGCAAGATGGAGCGCCGCCAGCGCACCATCACGCGCATCAACGGTTCGCCCTATCCACAACCGGTCTACGGATTCACCAAGAAGGAAGCCTGACATGAACGACTACGGCACACATCATACCGTATGGGAGATTCAGAAGCGGCGCATTGGCGAGGCCCAGCCCTATGCCATTGAGAGGTTCGAGGGAAACTGCCTGCTGAACGAGGGCATCACCTTGCTGCTGACATTGGCTATGGGTGGGGCGGGCACCGTCTACTCTAACGCCAACGCCTACATCGGCGTGGGGGATTCCAACACCGCTGCCTCAGCGGCGCAAACGGGATTGCAGGCGGCCAGCAACAAGGCGTGGGCCGGGATGGAGGCCACATATCCGCAGGTATCAAACCAGTCCATCATCTTCCGCAGCGTCTTTGACGATGGCGAGGCCGAGTTTGCCTGGAACGAGTTCAGCGTGGGCAACTCCAACGACGACTCGGGCCAGAACCTGAATCGCAAGGTGGAGGCGAAGGGCACCAAGGCGGAGGGCGAGGCGTGGACGATTACTTGCACGATCACGCTGAGCTAACACCATGCCCAGCCTGACGCTGCAAGTCGGCGCTGGTGGGGACGACGGCCACTGGGCCGAGGGGGACAGTTCCTTTGTCACCACGAGTAGCTACTTCTACGTGGGTGGATACTTCAACGCCACCTATGGGCGCTTCAACGGCTACGCGCGGTTCACGAACGTCACCATCCCCAACGGGGCCATCATCCGCCTGGCCTATCTCATCCTGACCGCGGCGGAGACTCGTTCGGCGAACACGGTGAATGCGACCCTATGCGCCGTTGACGCCGACGACGCCGCCGCGCCGACAAACTACGCCGAGGCTGAGGGGGCGGCGCGCACCGCGGCCACCGTGGCCTGGAACGCCATCCCGGCATGGACGAACGGCAACATCTATCAATCCCCGTCACTGGTAAGCGTCATCCAGGAGATTGTGGATCGCCCTGGCTGGGCCTCAGGGAACGCCCTGGTGATCTATGCTGAGGACAACGGTTCCACGGCCAACGAACTCACCGTGCGCCGCGCCCACTCCTACAACGGTTCGCCCAGCGCCGCGCCCCAGTTGTACATCGAGTATGGCGAGGTGGAGATAAGCGATACGGGCACGGGCGCGGATAGCGTTGCCGTAGACCGGCCGATAGCGATTGCCGATACGGGCACCGGCGTCGATAGCGTTGAGGCCATGCAGTTGCAGACGACGGGCGATAGCGGCAGCGCCGCCGAGGCGCTGCTGGTGGACAAGCTGCTTGTCCTCGGCGACGCCGGGGTGGGCGTGGATGTCATTCACGTAGACAAGCAGATTGCCATTGCCGACGCAGGGACAGGGGGCGACTCTGTGGGCGCCATGCGCGGCGACTTTGCCGCCCTGACCCAGCACCCGCATCGGGCGCGCCTATACCTCGCCGTGAAGCAGCCGCGCATCGTCTGGCAGGGAACGGTGGCGAACGACAGGGGCTACAACACGGGCGGCGAGAAGGAGACGGACTTTACCATCAACATCACCGGCGGGGCCAATAAGCCGGGCTTTGACGTGACGAACTTTCTGCCCGACGCGACGGTGTACATCGGCACGTCAGAGGGGGGCTACGAACACGGCAAATGTCGGGTACGTTCCTTTGACGGCAACAACCTGGTGGTCAGCGCCGACATGAGTTGCGTATGGAAGGCGGGGGACTATGCCAGCATCACGGACTGGCATGAATTGTGGGTGCGCCCCCATCGCAGCGTCATCGATGGCGACACGGCGACCTTCTACAAGGATTGGGACATCACCGTTGCCAGTCGCGCCGAGTACCCGGTGCCGATAATGGGCTGTGACGCGGCGGCATTCCGTGACGCCGACACGGGCGAGGCCGTCGTGCGCTTTGACGGTTCCCTATCATACAAGGTGCAGCCGGACTCGAATCCCTATGGCGGGCCGGGGGGCCTGGGCTGGGACAATCAGGGGATCGCCTCATATGCCTGGTGGTTCGAGGGGGGCACGCCGGAGAACTCTAGCGAGGCCGCGCCCGTGGTGACCTATGACGCCGCCCATCCCGAGGGAGTGGTGGTGCGCCTCACCGTAACGGACAGGGACGGGCTGACGTTTTCCGGGTTTCGCTACGTGTTCATCTTTGACAGGACGGGGCCGAACGCGCCACTCTCCGACTTCACCGTGCGGCGACTGGGGGGTTCCCTCGCCAATCACGGCTGGGAGGCGGAGATCGAACTGTTCGGCGACACCCTTTCGCTGACGACGTTGCCCGAAAGCGCGCGCTGCCTGTTGTTTGCCGAGGAGTGGTTCGGCGACGCGGTGGGCAGCATTCCCATGGGGCACGCGGCCATCACGCGGCGGGAGAACGTCAAACTTCAGGGCTGGCTGCAAGACACGCGGGTGGTGCAGGATGCAGAGGGGGTCGTCTCGGCGTCCGCCGTATTGCGCGGCCTGCAACGCTACCTAGAACGGGCGGCCAACTTTGATGTCTACTGGACGCAAATGGACGACACGGTGAACGATTGGGTGTACTTTGCGCCTCGCCCGCCAGAGGAGGGGGGCGTCAACGGCCTCACCGTGCGCAAGGCGCTGTATCATCTCATCCAGTGGCACTACACACTGATCGGCATAGCGGATGTGCTGCTGCCCGACGATCACAACAACTACCTTGCGGGCCATACCTTCCCTGGCGGGCATCTGGGGGCGCAACTTGACTCCTTCGTCAAGCGCATCCAGGCGCAATGGGCGGCGGACAAGACGGGGGCGCTGCACGTCTTCTCCTGGCCCAACTGGTTGCCGGTGATGGGTGAGATGGCCGATCTGCGTCACGCACTGTACCAGGACGTGACGTTCACCAGCGCCGACATGGGAAAGGCAACGATTCAGCCGCGCATCAAGGAGGCGGTCTCTGCTGTGCGGATTGAAGGCACGATTGCTAACGGTTCAGGCTACAACGCTTGGAGTGTGGACATTGCGCCGGGCAACTCTCGGGGCTTCAGGGGTTCGCAACTCACCGTAGGGCAGCAAATCCTGGGCACCGGTGGCGGGGTGGATACGCAGGGCTACGAACTCGCCATGATGCGCTACGTCGAGGAGTCGCGCCGCGAGGAATCGGTGGCCTTTGAGATGTGCGGCAACTATTCCTGCTTTGACATCATTGCGCCAGCGGCGAACTTCAAGGTGACGCTGGCCCCGCCCTCCTGGCGCGGCTACTCGTGGACGGGCAAGTCCTTCTGGGTAACGGAGATGGACTTGGAGGTGGACGCCGAGAACGGCACGATTGGCGCGAAGATAACGGCCATCCCCGAGACGAAGCCGGCCGGGGACTATGAGATTTGGAGTCAGACGGGGGAAGTGGGCTTTGATGGGCAGGACGACCCGATTGCCACCTCGGGTGCGTTCAACGACATGCTGGACACGCTGGAACGGACCAAGTCAGAATGGATGCCTGCGCTGATGGGGGACGGCACCTCTCACGTGGAGGGGGGCGAGACGGGCCTTGCAGTGGTGCGACTATGGGGCGACCCATCGAGGACGGTGCTGGCGGAGAATCGCATGTTCAAGAACGTGCCCGACAGGCCGGTGATAGTGGAAGTGGTGTACAACGACTCGGGGGCTGGAAGGGCGGGCGCGCCATCCTATCGCGTCGTGGCCGTGGACACGGCCAAGGACGCCACCGCCGACACGAACGAGGCGCGGGGGTATCAGTACCATCGTGGGGTATTGACGCGACCAGGCATAGCTGTCGTGGGCATGGCAATGGCCTCAGTATCACTCCCCGTTGAGGGTGAGTCCGTGGAACTTATCGGCGCTGCCGCCTATGCCAAGACGGCACCCGCGGGGGCCGATCTCATTGTAGCCCTCACGGTAAACGGCACGGTGCGCGCCACAATGACAGTGGCGGCTGGCACAAACCGGGGGGTGGTAAGCATCAGCCCCCTATCCCTCGCCATCGGCGACGTGCTGGATTTCAATATCACCCAGGTGGGTAGCACCACGGCGGGGGCGGGGCTGACCGTAACCGCCATCACGCGAGAGTATGGCCTATGAACAGCTTTCGTGCCGTGCTGATCTACATGGGGGACTACTCTGGCATGGTGTTGCGACTGCACTTTGGCAGTCACTACTGGGGCAGCTATTACCTGCCCGCAGCGGCATTGGGACATAAGCCCATCGCCCACTTTCAGGTAGATGATGGTGCATATCAGCGTACTGTCATCATCTTTGAGACGGGTGACAACTGGTATACCCAGGGCAATAGCGGGCCAGCCTATGGCTACACATCATGGGCAGTATTGCCGGGCACGTATGACAGTGAGAATCGCATCAAATGGATGTGGTACAATGAACAGGATGGCAACCTGGTCGGCGTCAGTCACAAGGGTAACTGCTATCGCATCTACGACCTCTTTCACGGGGATATGACATTCACTGGGGCCTCGCCTGCCTATGGGGCTACGGAATACAAGGTGGACTACTGGATGGCCCCCAGCGGGCGCCTTCATCTGGCCTATCGGCGCCCCGACAAGACCCTAGCGCACAGTTACAGCGATGATGGGGGTGAGAACTGGACACCACTTGTACAACTTGCTGCGGGGGCTGACAATGTGGGCCAGAACGACATCGGGCGGCCCTCAATCAACGGCTGGGGTTCAACGGTACACATCCTGACAACGGACGGCGACTATGAACAACTGATGGAATACCTCAGTGAAACGGAAATCCGGATCACGGAGACCTTTAGCTGGGCCTTTCAGCACTTCTACAGCCTGGATGATGGTGCCTCATGGGATATGCAGCAGATAGAGGATGGCGGCGGCGGGATCATTAGCACATACCGCGAAATCGGGGGCATTTGGACTCTTATCAGTAGGAACCGCTGGGGAAACAGCCTTCACCTCACGCTGCCGACGGCACGGGTGGCCGTGCCGCTTACTGACACCACGCTGTATGCGGCACTGGCAATTTGCGCGCTTAGCGACGGGGCCATGCTAGATACCGTGTAC